CGACCACCAGCACCTCGGTGCTCCGCACCCGCTTGCGGGCTCCATGAATCGAAGGCTGCTCCTCCAGCCGCTCGGCAGCCTGCAGGAAGTCCTCGCCATCCTGCGGCCCCAACTGCATCCCGCACCACCGGTGCACGGTGGTCCCGCCCACGTTCAACGCGGCAATGCCTGTCGGGGCCGTGATAGCCACGTCCCGGACTCCTTCCACCCTGCTCAGGAACTCCCGCAGCAGCGTGGACTTGCCGGTGCCCGCCTGCCCTGTGAGGAAGACGTTCCCGAAGGATTTTGCCCAGACCATGAAGCGGTCCTCGGGCGTCGGATCGAAGTCGTCCTCGATCACATGGACAGACGGGCTTGTAGTCATCGGATCAGTAGGTCGGGATGAGGATGTCGGAGACCTTCTGCGTGAGTTCCACGTCGCGCAGGCAGTAGGCAATAGCAGCCTCGCGGTCGGTCTTGAAGAGCTCGTGGAAGTGCGCCCCGTTGCCGGCCTTGTCGCCCAGCCCGAGGTGCCTCGAGATCGCAGCAAGACTGCCGTGCGCCCGGCTGTCGCCTAGCTGCCACACCTCGCGCAGATCCACGATCAGGTCGGTCCAATACCTGCCATTGCGCATCCAGTAGGGCACGGTGATCCGGTGCTTCCAGCTCCGCTTGAATAGGAACGGCAGGTCGAACGGCTTGGTATTGAATCCGATCAACTGCGGCTTGCGCTCGAAGCTATCGAGCATCGACCAGAACTGCAGCAGCATGGCCTTCTCGCCATCCGTATCGGCGCAGAGCACCGCGGGCTGCTCATGCTCGACACGGTATCCGATGGCCAGCACCTGGCCGCTCAGGGCATCCAGTGCCGCGTGCTTGATGTAGTCGCTGACGTGGTTCTCCTCGGCCCGCTGGATCTTCTCCGCGATGATGTCCGGGTTCTTGATGTTGCCCAGCTTGACCGCAGCGGGGTCAAACGGTGGGATGACCAGCTCCGCAATGGGGAGCGGTCCTGTCTCAATGTCGAAGTAAATACGTGGGTTTGCTGGCATAATGCTAAAACGGTTTGGATTGGTAGTTGTGCGTTTGTCAGCGGATGCGCACCCCCCGCTTGTCCATGAGTCCCCAGCAGCAACGGGCTGCCGGGAAAGTTGTCAGATCTGCTTCCCGCAGTGCGGGCACAGCTTGGGTTCTTTGGGCCTCTTCAGGAGCACCGGCACGGCCAGCCACTCGCAGATCTCGGAGTAGGACTTCCACCCGAAGCCTGTGACGGCATTGGGATGCAGGTGCCCGGACGTATACAGGCTCAGGGCCTCGCTCTTATCCTTCACCGCCATGCGGTCCAGGACATTGAAGGTGCGCGTGGTGAAGGGCCAGCCCCACTGCGCCTGGATCTCGGCCTTGATCTTGGCCGCCTGCGAGATCTGGCTGATGCGCTGCTTGGTCAGGCCCATGACCTCGCCGATCTGTGTGATGCTCTTGCCCTCGGCCCTCATCTGCATGACCTCGGGGATGAGGTGGGCCACCTTGGTGTACTTCTTCTTGGTCGGGTTCATGGCTCAGTAGGGGAGGTCGTCCTGCTCCACTTTAACCTGGGCTTCCTCGTCAGCCTTGAACTTGGCCTGGTACCACACCAGGCCGTTGATCAGGCGCTTGTCGTCCGCGCTCTGCTTGACCTCGGCCCGGGCCTTGGGCAGCCAGTGCTCGATCAGGCTCGTGATGCTCTCCTCGGTCAGCTCCCGGAGCTCGATGCCCTTGTGCTTCCCGACATGGACCTTGACCTTGGACGCATCGTCCGACGGAGGCTGTCCACCGCCCGAGGTCTTGCGGAAGCTCGAGTCGCCCGTTGCCGGCGCTGCCTTGCCCTCGGCTCCATCCTTCGCAGGCCGGTCCTGCAGCCGCACCCACAGCCCGCTGGGTGCCAATGCCTCGCCGCTCTTATGCGCCATGATCAGCTTGATGTTCGCGTAGGTCTTGCTTCCGTCCGCGCTCTGCTCGTGCCCGATGACCAGGCTGGCCGGCCGCCCGATGAGGCTCTCCAGATCCAGACTCTTGTTCTCCTGGTCGGTCAACTTCCGGCCGAACCAGTCCTTGAGGAACTTGGTCAGCGCCGCCTTCTCATGCAGGCTCGGCACCATGGGCTTGGTGAACACCACCCAGGGCTGCACCGGGTCCCTGCTGTCGTCCTGCAGTTCGATCTCGAACGCGAACTTGAACTTCTGCTTCACGCCGTACTCGGTCTCGTACTCCTTCAACGGAGTCACGTCCACGCACACGGCCTTGCCGGTGTACTCCGGGCACGGCGCGAAGTCCTTCTTACCGCCTGTTGCACTGATTATCATACGTCTTACTTTGTGTTGTTGTTGTTGTTGTGTTGAATCGAGGCCTGCTTTTCGACCTCGGAAATTTGCTGGGCCATGCGCTGGTACTTCGCCCAGTAGTCGGGCCATGCGTTCTTAATCTTGCGCAGGTTCTCTGGGTCGGCCACCAGGGCTGCGGCACCCAGTTTGCGCACAAACGAGCCGCCGTACTCCATCATCGTCTCGATGACCATGCGATCGTTCACTTGCCGGCCTTTCCCCGCTTGCGCCGCCAGTAGCTGACGTCGTCAACCTTGTAGTCCCGGGCCGCCTTGTAGATCGCGCCGGCCTCCTGCTTGCTGATGCAGTAGACGCCGTCGCCCTGCTTGAGTTTCTTGGCCACTGTGTTCTCGCTCATGCTGTTGGTTGGATGATGAAGTCGAAGTTGTTCTGCCAGGTGTCGCACAGCCTGTTGTAGGTGTCGTTCTTGATGCGCCAAGTCCGAGGGTCCCGGGTGGCGCCGGTGTGTCTGCAGCGGATCCGAACGTCGATGTTCTGAATGGCCGTGTTCCGCATGTGATGGTCGGGCGGCAGTTCGTGCAGTTTGGTGATCATGGTTTCAACGCCTCAACAGCGATCTGGGATTCGGTCGAGCGGTTGCCGCGATAGTCTTGGTTGGCGATCCTGCGGAGCGCAGCCTCCAGGTGCGCGATCCGCTCCTTAGCCTCCTGTAGTTCCTTGTAGGTCTTCACTGCGTCGATGGTTCTCATTTCTTCGATGGTCACAGCTTCCCCTCCTTCTCATTCCACAGCAGCAGATCGGCTCGCAATGCGTCGTTCTCCTGCTCCAGCCGCTTGATGCGCTCATTGGCCGATTTAAGTTCGCGTTCGAGTTCTGCTGAAAATGCTCCCCAAGCGTGGAGAGGATTCTCACAGCCATTGTCATAACAGTTGAAAGATTCCGTCCTCGGTGTGTCACTCACAGCTTGGCCTCCTTGGCTTTGTGCCATTGCGAAGCCATAGACGACCCGCCGCCCAAGTTCCTTGGGTCTAACAGCCATGCAGCCATCTCGTTTCCCGCCTCCTCCAGCCGCTTGATGCGCTCTTGTAACCGCAGGTTCTGCTCATCAAGCAATTGCTGCTGCCGGATGATTGTATTGGCTGCGGTGAGTTCGCGTTCCAACCTCCTGCACAGCATACCGAGTTCGGCCACGTTGTGCGGTGTTGAGTCTGATATTGGGGTATCGCTCATTTGCACTCCTTCCATTTGCCAATCGTGCGGAGGAAAGCCTCTGCTCGTTGGGCTGCGGTTGCGTTGTATATGAAAAACATATGCTCTTTCGGTGGTCCTTGATCAACAACAGACATCAACACTTCATTGTAATGTGACCAGTATTGTGCGCCTATTAAAAGAATAGCCTCGTGCATGGCGTTGAGGTCGTTGAGATAGTCGGGAATTGAATTATGGGTGACAAGTTTTCCCTCTGGCGCAATGACAAATTGGTAGGCAAATTCCCATCCTACCGTGGCGGCTATTTGATCTGCATGTCCATTGCATTTCCACCCACACGCTTCTGCGATGGCTATGCGTTGTTGTTCTGGTGTCATTTCGCCTCCCTCGCTTTGAGTAATGCGTCGGCTATTTCGTAAGCCATAATCGCGCTCTGGTTTATGTTGTTGTACCATCCCACTTCATTGATTGCCTTCGCCGCGAAGTAGTCGCGGAGGGTCATGCCGGGGAACTTGCGAGTGTCGCATACTTCACCGTTGCAGCGTATTTGTTCCTCACATGGAAACGCCGGTCCTCCGTTGTCGATTGGTTGGTTGCTCATTTGGTTTTCTTTCCTTCCAAGTACTCACTGACCGCTTCATCTGCTACGTATTGCAGCTTATAGCCTTTGCGCTTTGCGTATTCTTTGAGTCGCTTGTGCGTGTCGTCACTAACGACAAACATCTTGGCAACGGGACGTTTGGGTTTGGGTTTCATCGCTTGTACTCCTTGATGATCTGGGCCACGAACCGGCGCTTGCAGCCGATGGCCCGGGCCACGGTGTCGGTGTCGGCACCGTTATCCCACAGCCGGTAGGCCAGCTCGCTGTCGAAGGCCTCGACCGGCTGCGCCCAGTTCCTCGACAATTCCCTGGCCTTGGGCTCCGGGAATGAGATCCAGCCCGCGGCCACGGCGCTGGTGATGGTCTTCTTGGTGATCACTTGAGGCCCTCCGCAATCATAGCGTGCTCGAGGATCAGCACGGCGTCCGCGGTCTTCAGTGTGATCACCTGGCGAGGCTGTCGCTGCTGCGCGATACCCTTCAGGTGGCTCTTCCATTTGGCGCCGTGGGTCGCCTTGGTGCCGGCCCCGATTGTCTTCTGCCAGCGCTGCGGCGGCACCTCGATCACCCGAGTCTTCGAGGCTGCGATCAGGCCGTGTAAAAATCCGACGTTGTAGCCAAAATTGAACATCGAAGAGCCCGGGGCGCCCTTGCCGCCGACGTAACCGCCGACCTTCTCGATGTAGACCACGTCGCTGATCGCCAACCTGTCGGTCACCAGGATGCTGATGTCCTGGTCGGTGGTTGGCATACTGTTGAGGATGACCCCCGAGGGCCCGAGGTAGGCCAGGCCGCCGCTCATGCCCGGGTCGATGGCAAGAATCCTGGTCACTTGGCAGCCTTTCTTAGCCAGGCGGCAATCGCCTTGTCGGCCACGGCCTGCAGTTTGAGGCCGGCGGCGAGGCAGTAGTCGCGCAGGGCCTTGTGGGTGGTGGGTGTCACGTTGATGGTTTTCGGTTTGGTCATTTCAGTTGCTTCTTAACCTTGGCCCAGTAGGCCTCGGTGGCAGATTTGCGGTCTCCGGTAGGACCCCCATTCCAACGGCGGGCCAACTGCTCGGTAGTGGCTCCGCGGCCGTAGTGCTTCAGGTAGGCCTCGCAGACTGCACGGGCCGCCACCCTGTTGGTCATGTCTTGGTGCCGGTAGTGGCTCCCGGTGATCCGGTTCACATCCTGCACCACGCCGCGGTGGATCTGCAGGGGGCCTAGGGCGCGTCCATTGTCGCCGATAGCCTGATCGTTGCCCGAGGACTCGACGATGATCAGGGCCGAGATGAGGTTGGAGATGGTTGGCATTTGATTTTAGTAAAATCCATGTTGGTGTTAATCAGAAACATTGCCGCTTTAAATTTAAACGTAATTCCATGTTTATCACAGTATCGCTTTGTTTTGGACTTAGCTTTGTCGGGATGTGTAGCACACACTATAAAAAGCTGGCCTTTTCCATATACCTCAAAGACCCATTTTCCTCTGCTTGGAACCCAATACATAAATAATGTTTGGCTGTGCGCGTTGGCCAGTCGCGCCCCTGGTTGGGTGGTATTGGCCCCACCCGGGCCTAAAGTGTGTCAGTCAATGTAACCGCCGCTTGCTTGGTAGTTCTTGCTACGTTCCTGCTGCTTCGCTGTCTGGTAAGTTCCGCCGGACGTTTCCCAAAGCTGATTCAGGCAAGCCAGTTGTTGTTCAGCAAGTTCAGACGACTTTCCTTCTGACTTTCTACGAGTGATCCGCTCTTGAAGCATATCAACCGCGGCGCTGATTGATCCGCTGTTGTCGATCAGTTCATTCGCTGCCGTTAGAATCGCGTTGCTCATGGTGTTTTGCGTTGGACTTGATTGGACCGACGGCCGTCAAGTTGCCACAGAGGCAGACATGAGTCTACAGAGAAAACCATTTTTCTGTAGATTTTGAAGAAAACCCAATGTTTGCAGGGGTCAAACAGGGGTCACTCAGGGCAGAACTTGGCCTCGAACTCGGCCCTCGAGCGCACGTAGATCGTGCCGTTGTCGAGCCGGCGGTAGACCACCACGGGCCACCGCAGCTCGCCCAAACGCAGCTCCGCTGTATCGGCCAGTATTTCGACCACTATCGCCCGGTTTGCACGGTTGCGGTAGGTCACGGCCAGGCGGTGTAGACCACGGTGCCCTGGCCGTTGGCGTCGACCAGCTCGACAGCATTCACGCCCTTCAATTTGGCCAGTGCGGCCAGGAGCTGCGTGTCGTTGGTGGCATTGGCGATGCAGGTCGACACGATGTCCGCGTCGTCGTAGGAGGCCGACAGGTTCTCCTTGGTACGGTCGCGCCAGACGCGCACCACTCGACCGTTGGAGAGGTTCACGCGCCGCATTGATTCGACGCAGGGGAAGGTGTGTTTCATGGGGCCTTCAGACTATGTCAACGTGACAGATTTCCAAGTTGTTCCGTTGTGAATGTGCAGGGTGTTGCTGTTGGTGTTGAAGAACATAGGCACATTGGTCCCACTCACGTTGGTCGGCGTGCCCGATGGATTGCTGGATGCGGCCGGGATGTAGACAAACCCGTCAATCATCGAGCTGCCGCCAATCGGCCCAATAAAGTCACCGCCGGACTGGCGGTAGCTCGCCCCCTTGATCAGCTTGCCGGTGGCACCATCGAACAGAACGAAGTCGCCATCCGTCGCGCTGCCGGGTCCCACCACGTCGCCGGTGCCAGTGCCTGTGGCTGAGATGGTGATCGTGCCGGAGCCGTTGGTGATCGTGATGTTTGTGCCCGCGGTGAGCTTTGCCCGGGCGAGCGTGCTCCCGAGGCTCTTCCCGATGAGCAGATCGCCGTCGCTGAAGACGTTGGACTGGCCTGTGCCGCCGTTGATCACGCCTAGTGTCCCGCTGACAGCAGATCCTCCCAGGGCAATCTGCGGCAGGTCGATGGCCTGGATGGCTGACATCTGCACCACGGTACCGTTGCCTCGGAGATACTGCCCGTTGGTCGTTGCGCCGGCCAGGAAGGAGATGGCCGAGGATGCCGAGGTGCTACTGGTGCCTCCATTGGCCACACTCAGAACACCGTCGATGGTGATGGTGCCGGAGGCCGTCACCGGGCCTCCTGAAGTCGTGAGCCCGGTGCTGCCTCCCGACACATTGACGCTGGTCACTGTGCCCGCATTGCTGGTGTAGCCGTTGGGATTGCTCGCCGGGTAGGCTCCGAGGTTGGTGAGCGCATTGGCTGCGCTGGTGGCTCCGGTACCGCCATTGGCCACAGCCAGTGTCCCGGCCAGCGTAATCGTTCCCGACGACGTGATCGGGCCGCCGGTGGTGGTCAGGCCTGTCGTGCCACCGTCCACGCCTACAGACGTCACCGAAGCCCCTGCGGCAATGCCGTCGAGCTTGGTGGCCTGTGCCGAGGTCATGTAGCCGTTCTGCGTGGTCGTAGCCGCCACCTGGCTGATCACCGGGGTGGTGCTGCCGGTAGCCACCGAGATATTGGCACCGCCCGAGGCCGACACGTTGGTCACGGTGCCGGCGTTGGCGGTGTACCCGGCCGGGTTGCTGTCGGGGTAGGCCCCGAGGCTGGTCAGGGCTCCGGCAGCCGTGGTCGCTCCGGTGCCACCGTTGGCCACATCCAGCGTGCCGGCCAGCGTCAGCGTGCCTGTGGTGGTCACAGGGCCGCCCGAGAAGGTTAGGCCTGTCGTACCGCCCGAAGCGTCGACCGACGTCACAGAGCCAGCAGCAGTCGACGACAGCGTGGTGCCAGACATCGACAGGCCGGTGCCTAGGCTGATCTCCTGGGCGACCCCAGCACCGGCACCGGCACCGCGGCCCAGTAGTCTCGAGGCCGCCGAGATGTCCTGGATCTTGGCGTAGGTCACCGCGCTGGTGGCGATTGTCTGGGCCGTACCACCGGCAGCCTTGGTGACGTCCCCGGTGAAGGCGCTGGTCTGGATGCCGCCGGAGCCTGTGAACTCCACACCGCCGCCGACGGTCAATTCCTCAACAACACCCGTGCCCGAGGTATCGCGGCCCAGGATCTTGTCGGTGGCAATCTGCTGCACCTTGGCGAAGGTCACCGCATTGTTGGCAATGGTCGCAGCGAAGGACCCCGTGCCAGACCCGGTGACATCCCCGGTCAGCGTGATGGTCTGGTCGCCGGTGTTGCTGCCCGACAGGTTGCTGCCGGTAACCGTGCCCGAGGCAGCCACCGAGGTCGGGGTGATGGCACCCAATGCTACGGTCAGGTTGGGCGTGCTGGTCGCATTGGTGACCGTGCCGCTCACGCCGTTGGCATTGGTGAACCCGAAGGACGTCACCGTGCCGGTGTTCGACGTGTAGCCATTCGGATTCGACGCAGGATAAGCCCCCAGGCTCGTCAAGGCAGCCGCCTCGGTGGTTGCACCGGTTCCGCCTGCCGACACGGCTACAACCCCTCCAAGGGTGATTGTGCCGCTGCTGGTGATCGGGCCGCCTGAGGTCGTCAGGCCGGTCAGGCCGCCGGAGACGTTGACACTGGTCACACCGCCGCCGGTGGGTCCCGGGGGGCCGGCAGGGCCGGTGGGGCCAGCAGGCCCTTGCGGACCCTGCAGACCGCCGGCACCGAGGGGCTTGGTGGCTCCAGTGTCGAGCCGGGTGATCTCGCAGACCGTGTAAATCTCATCAACCCCGGTGATCGAGGAGTCGGTGCCAAGGTGCGATGCGCCGCTGCTGGTGATGTAGTACTCCAGCCGGTACACCGTGTCCTTGTGCGGCGTGATGCGCACGTTGGTGTGCAGGTACTGGCTCTCCTGGTTGGTGACGTCGTCCGAGGCGCTGTATCCGATCACCACGCTGTTGGTGACGTCATACACCCGCATTCGGGTCTCCCGGGTATGGTGGAACGGGCTGATCACCCGGATCTGGTAGGCACCGGCAGCCAACTTGAACTCGCTATTGGCCAGGTCGAGGATCAGGCCGCTCGGATCGCTGGCTACGGTGTTCAGGTCGCGTGTCGTCCACGTCGTTGCCACGCCATTGCCGCCCGATGTGCCCGAGGGCTTGCGGTCCTCAATGAGCGCGATCTTCTGCGTCAGGCTGTCGACGTCCTTACGCAGCTTGTTGATCAGGATCGTGCTGGTCTGTGAATCGTAGCTCATTGCTTGGACTTCTTTCGGATGATGCGTTGCGCCTCGTCAAGGCTGGCCGCGATGCCGATCAGGCTGCCGGCGGGGCTGTAGAGGCGGAGGGAGCCCTTGGCCTTGCCCGGGAGTGCACGGTAGCCGCCCGGGAACGAGTAGGCCCCGGGCATGGCGGAGTCGGGGGAGGGCATAAACTTGGGGTCGTACCCAAACTCAAAGATTGAATCTCCGTTGGTGTAGAGGTCTCCGGCAGGCACCGTCTTCTCAAGGATCTTGTAGTCACCTCCAAGCGCTCCTTCACCATGCTGGACAGCGTAGCTCTTGATCGTGGTGATCCAGTCGCCAGGGTTGATCTCGTTGGACTGGATGCCCTTGGGAATAGCACGGAACACCTTCACAGGCGCATCCGGCTTGTTGCGAGCCGACTGGATGATGCGGATCGCAGCCTTGTCCGTAGCGTCTCCACTCGCTTGGCCATAATACAGCGCACCCTTGGGGCCGTACACGTCGTCAGGGTAGACGTCCTTCAGATTGTCCAGCGGGGCACCAGAGTCGCGCTGCGGGGCACGGTGCTCGCCGCTGTAGTCAGGCATGAAGCGGATATCCTCCGAGGTAGCCTTGAAGCGCTGCGAGAGGGGGATGACGTTGCCTGAATTGTCCTTGGTGATCGCATCAACCAGTTTGACCTGGCTTGAATCTGCGACGTAGTAGATACGCTCGTTGCCGGGTAATTCGACAATGCCAGCCTTGGTAGGTTGATTTTCCGCACTGAACCCAGACATCACTTGCCCAAGCGTTTGCGGTGTAGCTTGGAATACGGGAGCACCTTCAGGAATGCGTAGGAAAACCCGCTTCACTTCGGGCACGGCCTTTGTCGAGGTCATCACCTTGGCCGCCTCAATAAAGCTGTCGGACAACCTTTTGTTGATAGGCTTCAGGTCTTTAGCGTAACCACGCAGCTCCTTAATGAACTCAGGAACGTCGTCAATGGAACCCCAGTCGAACTCAGGCAGCATCCCGTCATCGACCGAGCTGTAGCCCTTGGACGAGAAGTACTCCTGAGCAGCCACATCCTCGTCGAACATACGCATGGCGTCGTTGGCAACGCGCAGGCCTGCATCCAATCGCACAGCCTCGTCACCTAGGCGCTTGGAGTAGCCTTCAGCAGCCTTCTTGTCGGTGGTGAACGAGAACGCTTGGCGGGACACACCCGAGGTCTCGCCACGCATCCGCTTGTCGAATACGTTGAACCCGCCTGTAGGTGTGCCGTGGTAGACAGGACCAATGGTATACCCAGCCGCCTTAGCCGCCTCATCGACCATCCGCTGCGCGGCAGCCGTGTCGCCCTGCTGCACCGCAGACAGGTAGTCGGTGTCGGAAGGCATGAAGCGAGCGTTTACATCCCCCGCTTGTCGAACCGCCCCGCCTTCGCCTTGGCCTTCTTGGCCACGCTCAATGCGATTGCGACCGCCTGCTTCTGTGGCTTGCCGGACTTCATCTCCCGGGACACGTTGCTGCTGATCGACTTCTGGCTGTAGCCTTGCTTGAGTGGCATAGTCTTTTTCTGCTTTGAGTTTGGCTTGTTCCTGAGTGTCGAAGATCCCGGCAGTTGATCCATCGGGGCCGTACAGGCGGAACTTTCCGTTCTTCGACAAGATCCGGTAGCCTGCGTTCTGGTCGGTGCTGACCGTGGTCTCACCGATGGTCTCAGCAGGCTGGAAGTTGAGCTGGGTGCGCCGGTAGCTCGACTGCTCGCCCATGTCTCCCGACCACGGGATGTTGGAGCCAGTCGACTGGGCATTCTGGATGCGCTCGATGCGCAGATCCTGGTAGACCGAACCGCCCTTGCGGTTGGCAACGTACCCGGCAGTCGGAAGGTTTGACATCACGTCGCCTTGCCGCGGCACAGCGCCCATCACCTCGTTGAAGAAGTTGCGCTTCTTGGCACCCTCAAGGCCTCCACCGAGAGCATCGGCAGACGGCACGGCATTCTGCTCGGCGATGTTCTTCAGGTAGACGTCCTTTAGCGTGGACATCGCCTGGTCGTAGTTGCGGAACAGGTTCTTGTAGGCCGGCTTGGTGAGAGCCTTGTACATCCGGGCCTGCACCTTGCCCCAGTCGACCACCTTGACGTTGACGCCGCCCTTGCTGTTGATCGAGATGCCGTAAGGCAGGAACAGCTTGTCGGCCTCCCCGAACACGCCGGACTTGCCGGTAGATCCGAAGACCTTCCAGTACTTACCCTCCATCAGCGTGCCGTCCCGGATGGCACTTGCGATGTCGATGATGTAGCGAGAAGTCGACGGGCTGAAGATGCCGCTTTGAGACAGCGCATCGGCCTCACGCAGGCTCAGGCGACCTTCAATGACCGGATTGCCCTTGGCATCCATGCCGCTGATGCTGGTGCGTTCAGCCTGCGGCACAGACTCGACGACACGCATCGTGCGGTTGGCGACATCCGCGGTCTTCGCAGCCAGCTCGGCCTTGGACAACGGCCTGATGATGCTGCCGTCCGGGGCAGTCATAAACAGGTCGGAGTATCCGCGGGCCATGATGACGGCATTCTGCTGCGCCTTGGTCATCTTGCTGGTGTCGACCTTCTGCTCGGTAGGCTCGTAGCCTTCCTTTGGATTCACCAAGTTCTTGATGGCATCTTCCATCCAGTCGAGCTTGATGCGCCGTCCGTTGGCGTCGTAGAAGGTACGGGCAACAGGGTCGAAACCAGCCTCGAGTGCGCGACGAGTGAATCTCTCTGAGACAGCTTCCTTGGCGTTGTTGACCGCAAGCTCGATGAACGACGGGATGCGCCCAGGCAGCATCGTTTTCGGGTCTTTGCCTTTCAGGAACTCCTGCGTGTAGTAGGCAGCAAACTCGTCGGTGATGCGCTTGAGCGATGCGACCTGCTGCGCCCGTTGCAAAGCAGGATCGAAAGCGTCACGCAGCTCGGTGCGGATACGGTCGGCAACAACCCGTCCACCAACCGACTCCAGCTTGTCTGCGTATTTGTTGGCGAAGTCGGTGAACTGTCTCTGGAAGTTGGGATCGGTCGAGGCCGTGTCGATGGCCTTGGCACCGAGCTGATTAACCACATCCTGCGTGATCTTGGCGTGCAGGATCTCGTGCGGCAGCGTCTCTGGTTTTGCCTTGTCGACGTTGATCAGTAGTGTCGGTTTTCCGCTCTTGATATTGTCGGGTCCGATTGAAACGCCGGCATAGTTCACCGACTGCAACGGTGTAGGCACCGTATCGGCATCGGTGTGGAACACTACATCGACCCCAGAGTTCTCAGCGCCAGCAACCTCGGACAGCGCCTTGGTGAGCTGTTTGTTATCCAGGTTAGCGTAGAGCTTCGCACGGGCGTCGGCATCCTTGATTGTAACGGTCTGCTCACCGACAACCGGGTCAACGTATGTGAACTGCACGTCGGTCGGTCTGGTGTTCAAGTCGTCGACAGCGGTCTGGCGCACGCGACCACCTTTGAAAGCATCGGTCGAGGCAGCCTTGGCGAGCCTAAACCCGGCATCAAATGCGCCGAAGGCAGCACCACTGCCAATAGCAGCAGCAACAGCATCGCCTTCCTCGCCACTCAACCCAGCGAGTAAACCGCCAGCAGCACCTGCTCCGGCCATCGGAACAAGGATACTAACAGCCCCCTTTATCGGAGCCTCCAAACCACTACGGGCAACAGCCGTGCCCAGTGCACGAGCAGCAGCGGAAGCGCCCTCTGCGGCAGCAATGCGTTCTCCTGCGCCCAGAAGGCCTCGCTGGATCGGAGTGAGGCTTTGGCCACCCGATATGGCTCCGGCCTCTCCCAGCGTCTCCATGGTGCCTCCTAGCGCCTTGGTTCCACCGATAATGCGGGAGGCAGTGCCAACACCCGGGATATTCAGTGTGCCGGAGATAGGGAGACCGGCGGCCTCGCCAAGCGCGATGCCGGTGGTGCCGGTAGAGACAGCGCCTTGGGCGGCCTGGCCCATACGTTCTGATCCAGTGACAGCCGTTGTCGCACGGCCCAGCATCTCCTCGGGCATACGGGCGGCAGCACTCACACCCTCGCCTCCACGCTGCAACGCAGCCGAGATCCGAGGGATCTGAGCGGCACCAGCTTGCAGTGCCATCGACGCCAACCTGCCGCCACCAGCGAATGCAATGGACGATGGGTCGGCAGCGAATCCTCCAACCTCAAGGCCGGCCTGACTGATGGCTTCCTGAGGTATACCATAGGCCTGTAGCACTTCCTGGGCAGCGGGAACACGCTGGTCCTCTGGTGCATTGGCTCGGGCCAATTGGCGCTTGATCTCGGCAGCAGCCAGGAAGGCCTCGTACTTGTCGTCGTCGTTGCGGAGCTTTCCGGTAAGGTCTGATAGCTTGTTTAGCGCGGTGTCGAGAAGCCCGCGGCCCATGCTCTCCGCTTTTAGACGGGACTGCATCGCAATCTCCGCTGCCGTGCCACCGACAGCTTGTCCGCGTGTCACGCCTTCCTCGGGCATGATTATTGTTTCGGAGATAGCCTCGCCGGCGGTGTAAGGCAGCGTTGCCAGCATCTTGCCGGTCTCAAGTGCCGCAGCACCCATCGTCGCAAACGGAGTATCGCCAAGCAAAGGCTTGGTCTTGGAGACCTTCAGGTAGTCGAGGAACTCCTGCTTGCTCGGGGTGTAGTCGGTCTGTGCTGCTTGGAACTGCAGCACCTTGTTGTAGGAGTCCTCTGGGGTGGGATCGACTTCGATTCCTCCCTGCACAAAACCGCCTTGCGCCATCGGAGGCGCGGCCTGTTGCTGCGGCTCTGCGTCGACAACAATTCCGCCTTCAACGAATGGCATAGGTCAGTCTTGAATGTACTCGGAGTATTTACCGTTGGCAGGATTGAAAACCAATCCACGTGTTACACCGGCAGCTTTCATGTCGGCTGGGGATTGGAAGCGCTGCATGGTTTGGGCTTGGCTTTGTTGCGAGACTTCACGCCATCTCTTAATAGTGTTAAGAGGAAGAATTGCCTCTTCAGGAACACCACGGTATTTACCAGCGCTAATAGCGTCTTCAATAGTTGGTTGAATAGCTTTTATGCCTCCTCTTAAAACAGAGTCAGCAGAAGCTAGTATTTCAGCCCTTACTTCGGGGGTGAGTTTGTTTCCTGTTGCGTAGGTGTTGTACCAGTTCTGAACTTGTGTTGGAAGACTGCCAGCATTGCCAAGCGCCTTAAACTCACGATCAGTAACAACGCTAGTAGGATCAAGTGTTTTTAAATACTTGATTATCATTGCAATATCGCCTGCAGGGCTTGGAGGCAACCCTTTCATTTCTTCAACTGTCTTTACCTGTTCATTTAACGTAATTAATGACGGGTTTTTTGACAGTTCTGTTTGCTTTTCATTTGCCCACTTTTGCTGTTGTTCAGGCAACTCATTGATCTTCGCCTGAACTTGCGGCTGGATTTGTTTTATGTCTCCAACCGCTTTTCCTCCAACCATTGTTTGAAAATAGCCCGGAGCACCAGCAACAGGAATTGCTGTCGGTGTAGCCGGCAATCCGTATTCCACCTTGGTTCCTTCAGGGCCAACGGTAGCGCCGGTAGGAACAATTCCTGAGGGCAGCGTCTGGTTCATCCTTTGAATCTGCTGAATGAACTGGGGAAGCATTTCAGGAGTCAGCTTGTTGCCGTACTTTCCAATCATCTCTTCAGTTACGTTAGCGTAAGGAACACTCGGCCCTTGGCCCGGTTTCCTACTCGCTATGTCGAGCATTGCCTTGGTTAAGAAGGGAGCGGCTTCAGCCTGCTTTTGAGCCTGTCCCAACTGCAACGCACCGAGCTGCAACTGCTGGCGGGTCGCTTGGTCGCGCAGTTGGTTCTGCTGATCCGTCCGGTACTGGTTCAGCACCATCACGGCGTCCCCGAGAGCCGCCTTCTTCTTGGCCAGGCTCATGTCCGGGAACTTCTCACCGAGAGCGGAGAACTTGTTGAGCATCTCCCGGTCGGCCTGCACCTGCTGGGTGTACCGCGGGATGTCCTGCTCGGTGACGCCCTGGGGGAGCGCCCCGGTCTCCATGTACTGCTGGATGGCCAGGTACTTAGGGTCGCTTGAGAGCTGCTGCTGCATGAGGCCGGAGACGGTCTCCCAGCTCTGTGTGGCAGCCTCGGTCTCGGCCTTCTTGGTGCGGTACTGCTCGATGGCCTTACCAAGACCTTGTCCCATGGCAGCGATGCCCATGGCCAGGTTGCGCCCGGGGGCTGTTGCGGCCTCCATGTAGCCGGGTGGCAGCGTCTGCACCTGCTGGCCGGTGTATGGTGTGGAATAGCCGTAAGTTGCCATAGATTAGCTGTGTTGAGAGTGATACGCGAACTCGCGCAGTTTCAAGCTGATAGCCCTCATGTGCTTGTAGCCCCCGATAATCCAAGCCACTT